CTCTCAATAGCTCTTTGAATGCGTTCCTCATGGTTTCCCAATAGAAAGACAAGACGTGGGTTCCACTGTTTGTCTTTATTTCTTTTAAGACGCTCCTGTTCAGTTTTAATCGGAGCAAGAAGAAGTTCCATTCCAGCATGCCCTGCTTCAATATCCGCTTGATAAGTTCTGCCTTCAAAGCTTTTCTTCCCTATATCATAAATTGAAAGACTTGGCATATCCCAATGATCGCCAAGGTGAATGATTACATCTGGTTTCTTTTCTGCTGCATACTTGCCAACCCATTCCAGATGTTCAAGAGATACTCCGGGTTTGCATTGTGTATCAGGAATAACTAAGTGTCTCATTGGTCTGTTAGGTTTTCTTTAATGTAGGTAGCCAAAGGGTCATTGAACTGTTCATTGAATTTTGCTTCAACGTCATACCCATAGACATGGCCTACGAAGCGAGCAAAAGCACGAACAACATCAGGCCATCGTTCATCACCATCAAAGGTGGCATACTCTGTTAAAATTATATCAGGGTATGAGCGATGCTCAAGGTCATTGTATCCTTTTGTTTCTACATGAAACATGTAACGTGTCTTATCATTGTCCATTTGTATTCTCCGTTTCTGGTACTGCTAATGACTGTCCCTGTGCAATGGCTTCCTTCAGCAAAGCAACCAAGCCAAAACGAAGCAGGGCTTCTTTGCCCTCCTTGTCTGCTTCAAAGGCGCAGTCTGCTGAGCCATCTTCATTCTCATTAAACTTTGTAACTGTAATATTCATGTTTCAAAACTCCTTACTATATGAGGGTCACCATAACTACCGATAACAGGAAATACTTCTGCTTTGTTAACACGAGCCTCAATGCGTTCGTCAGCATCTTTGAAAGAGTTAACCATGAAGTCTCCTGCTTCTTCTTTAATTACGTTCTTGGCTTCTTCTTTAGTACGTGCTAAGACGCACTGTAAGCCACCATACTCGCTGCTTGGGAAGGGAACCCAATAGCCAACAAGATATAAATACCACTGGTCATCTACGATTAGGTCTACTTTCTTTGGTCTGCCCATTATCTTTCCTTTGTAATTTCTCTAATGCTGTCTTCTCTACATGGCAGGGTTTACATAACACCTGTAAGTTTTCTTTCTCACAGAACAGCCTACTGATGTATGTTTCCCAATCAACGAAGCCTGTCCTTGGATCAACAACAGGAAAGATGTGGTCAACCTGTACATCCTTTGCAACAAAGTGAACAGCACAACTAGCACAGGCATAGTGCATTGCCAGCTTGTTAGTCTTCTTGTTAGTCTTCCTGCCCACATAAGCATCCTTCAAAGCTTTAAACTTTGGAGGCCACCTACGTGTTGCTGTCCTCAGTGCTGAAACAACAAAGCTTCTAAACCTTGCTGCTGTCCACTCTGCATCGTTATACTTTAGTTCTGTACCACTGACAGAGGAGGTTGGCAAAGCCCTCGACTTCTTTCTCGTCATGGCCTACTTCTCCCATTGTGAATTTAATTGCATGTACAAGCTCGTGAAAGAATGTAGCCCTTGTTGCTTGTTCGTTCATGTTAGAGCGTATTAATATTTCATACTTGCCCGGGTCACATGTACCAAAATCTTGGAACTCATCAACATAAATTACTGTCCATTCACAACCTCCGAGCCAGAAACTGGAGGGAACCACATCTGATCGGGGAATCTTCTTAGCCATAATAAAAGTCCATTCTCTTTAAGTCTGTCTTCGCCCAGAGCCTCCAAGCAAACGGCAAGCATCTCGCTTTCTGTCTGCGCTTTGGCAAGCATCTTTGTTGCCTTCACTTCCCCTATTCCCTTGATACCCACAATGTTGTCTGCTCTGTCGCCCATCAACATCTGCTTGTAAAAGAAGCGGAGTCCTTGTTCCTCTGAGACAAAGTACTTGTCTTGCTTCACAAAATTGTAATGCCATCCTGCCACCTGATTAAAGTCTTTATCTACTGACACCATGATGCAATCATCTTGAAGCTCTGTTGCTCTGATTGCTATCAGGTCATCAGCTTCCTCATCAATGCTCATCGTTGCGCCCCATGCGGTAACTAGGTAGTTACGTAACATTTCTAAGTGTGCTGGCTTCTCTTGTGTTCTGTTCCCTTTGTAAGGGGCAGTGACAGCTATGTCTTTCCTGAAGTTTGTTTTCCCTGTAAGGAACACTTCCCAACTTTCAAGACCTAGCTGCGTCATAAGGATGTCCTCAAGAAAGTTAGCCATCGTTGTAATGGCTTGGCTTTCTGAGTCATCCTTACAAGAGAAGGCAATGCGATAGCACATCACATCACCATCTACGAGAGCAATCACAGAACTACTTCAGCTTCTTCTTCCTGTTGGACAGGAGGAGCAGCAAGCTCACGAATGCGTAAGGCAGGGTTGTCCTTGCTGTGCAGCAATGAAGGAGCATTGCCATGCATAGCTGACATCTTGTGTGTGTAGCTACTGATGGTTGCTTCTGCAACAGTACCATTGCCAATCATGTCAGGAGAGACAAGACCATTATCTTCATCAACAGCTTTGATGACATAGTTACTCTTGACGATGATGTATTTACCACGTCCATACTTGTCATCTGGTTTCTCTTTCACCTTAACACCAAGCTCTGATGTAAGGCGTGATGCAATGGAATCACTCAGGCCACCGATACAAATCTCAAAGCGATTGTTATCTGCATTGAACTCCCGATTAGGGACTTCCATGTGCTTAGCCCAAAACAATTTACCCACTACTTTAACTTGGTTCATTCTTTTTCCTTTGTATAAAAACAATATTATAACACATTTTTCAATGTGTGTCACGCCATGTCTTGCCTGTATTAAACTCACCAGATACAGGGCAACGCAAGCCGAGAAGCTCTCCTGCTTTTTGTATGCTCTGCACTGCGAGTTGTCCTACAAGCTCGCCATCTTTTTCTTTTGTTTCAATTTGCCACTCATCATGGACATTGACACAAAAGCCATACCAAATCTTCTTCTTTCTAAGCTGTTCATCTAACAAGACTAAAGCCTGTTTCATTACTATTGCGCCAGCGCCTTGCAATAGGCTGTTAACTGCTGAGTGCTCAGAACGAACCCAAATTTTTCTACCATCCAACCCCGGTACAAAACCCTTGCTTGCATACTTGGATACATTATTCCGTAATGTCTTGAGTGCGGGAGTGTTGGAAAGAAAACTTTCGATAAGCTTTTGTCCATCACGAGCATTACCACCGACAATTTTACCAATCTTCTCCGACCCTGCACCATAGAGAAAGGCGTAGATGAACGTCTTCGCTTCATCCCTTGTCGCAAGTCCTGCTGCCTTTTGGTTTTGCGTATGTACATCTGTGCCATCTTTTGAACTTCCTTCACAAACAGTTTTGATATAGGCATCATCCTTCATGTAGTGAGCCAGCATTCGTAGCTCAAGGCCACTGGCATCAGCACCAACAAGAACATTACCTTCATCCACCACCCACAACTCACGACAGTCCTCACCATAGGGGCTTCCCTTGTTGGGAACCTGTGCCATGTTGGGGCTGCTGTGTGTCATCCTACCAGTGACAGCACCATTAGTTATCACACTACCATGCACCCTGCCTGTGTCCTTCACTTCCTCAAGCCAGCTACCAATCTGAGCCACACGCTTTTGCAGCATGAGGTATTCAGAGAGAAGCTTAGCCTCTGGCAAGTCAATGGATACAAGCACTGTCTCATCAACAATCACTGCTCCCTTGTCTGTCTTCTTGGTAAACTTAACACCAAGCTTCTCAAGACGCTCAGCAATCTGTTGTCTACTTCCAGGATTGAAGGGGGTGATAATGTCTTTTAGTGGTGCTCCTGTCCTTTTGTTCTTCCTTCCTGATTCAACGTATGGAGGGAAGACATCTTGCATTGTGTTCTCAATGTCCACCATCTTACTCTGAAGCATAGCCAACAAGCTCTGAGCTTTCTTAATGTCCAATCTAAAACCATGTTCTTTCTGCCTCTGAATAATTATTGCAACGTCATGTTCAAGCTTGATGCTTTGCTCTGAGAACTGTTCCTTCTCCAGCATCTTAGTAACCATGTCATATGTTGCAACCAAAGCAGCAACATCATCCTTACAATATTCATAGAGAAGCCCAAGGTCTGGATTGTCCCATCGGTTACTAGCAAGTAACCCTGTCTTGAATTCATAGGCTTGTGCATAGTCAGTTTTCTTTTGTCCTGTCCTCTCTCCCCATGCTGCTAAACTGTGGCCTCCTTCTAAATTTGGATTGTATAGTCTGGATAGTATCAATGTATCTATCGCTTTCTTCGCTGGTATCTTCACTCCCCAACATCTCTTCAAGACTCCCGCATCGAAGCCTATCAAGTTGTGTCCTATCACTTTGTCTGAGTTTTCTATTAAGGGAATGAGTGTAGTTGCTTCTGTGTGACATACATATCCATCTTCATTATACGTGTAACAGCACCATATGTGGTCGTGTGTGCTGTTTGTTTCTGTGTCTAGAAAGAGCCTCCGCATTTGGTTTCCTTATTCATATCCTAGTTCCTTCACCACAAGTGTAGCATACCCTGAGATGTCATGCCAACTGTCTGCATAGTATGGGTTGCCGTTAAGAATGCGAGCCATCTTGTTGCAAATCATGTCCAAGCTTTCTTGCATGGGAGGAGACAGGTCATGCCAGTTACCACGTGTACGTACAACTCTCTTCAGTTCTTGTGCCATAAGAGACACATCTCTGTAGTCACCATAGGTGTCTTGACGCTGTGCCAGTGTACCTTCAATTGTTAATGTCATACCTTTGTTCCTATCTCTATTTCAATACATGTGCCATCAACTTTAAAACCATTAGCCCTTCCCTCTTCTATCTGTCGTTCAACTGCTTTAATACATTCTTGTTTGTTAGTTGTATATGCTGATGATTGATAGAACTCACACTTGAGTCCCATGCAAGCATATAAAA